ATTGACGCACAGCCATAATAGAGCGGAACTCAGGCGGCTCTTTATCGAACTCAGCATAGTGCTTTGCAAGGTGATTGTATACACCTTGCATCTCATTGTCAGGGATATCCACGCCACCGCGTGCACCGAACAGAGCAGCCATTGCAGCGGCAACCCCATTCCACACAGCAGGACCGATGCTATCCTTTGACGGCTTATGATGCGGGAGTTTGAGCTGCCCATAATTTTCAGGCGGCAGCTTCTCGCTCCAAGCAAAGTGATTAGCGATGCGCGTCTTTTCAGCATCAGATAGCTCAGCAAAGCCCACATCAGTAAAATCACCTAAATTCGGAGCTTCCCAACGCTCATCACTCTGACCAGTATCCTTATAGGGCACGACCGCCTTAGCAGCTACCGTAGCAGGATTAGCGCCCCAGTTCACATCGCTGGTATCCCATAGCTTGACCTCGCGAATGTTCCTGACCAAGTTTCGCGTCTTTTCGTTAGCTGGATCTGGCTCTTCGCTGATATCGAACTTAACCACATCAAAGCCGAAGCTCATCTCATTCAAAGCACCGGTGCGCAGAGCCTCAAAAACTTCATTGGCACGTTCCGTGTTCAGATAAGTGCGCTTCACCTGCAAGCCGCCAGTTGCCTCAGGATATGCCTGCCTTATCTCGTCAGGCAGATCACCCTTGCCCACTTCTGCGATCTCCTCAATTTTTGCAATGGGCGGGTATTGGTAGTTGTGCTGCCATAGGTGCCGAACGTGCCGCATATTTTCGGTAATCGTCTTCTTGAACGCACCTTTATGCACCCTATCACCAACAAGGTCGATATTGCCGAATACAGCAGCAATGCCTGTGACTGTGCGATCTTCTATCGACTTTGTGAAACTCGGAAATGTCTTATCTTCCATATTATGCCTCCATATTATTTTAGCATATCTCTCAGCATTTCGCTGTAAATACGCTTCACTTCACCCAATGCCTTATTGACAACCTCTTGCAGCGTCCACCAACGCCCTTTATGCATCCAAGCCTGCGGGCCGGCACCAACTTCAGCAACCGCCTCGCTGCTGATCACCCACGGCGAATACTCCATTGGTGAACCGATCACTCCTTGTATTTCTGAGCCAACTTCTTTTACTTGTGTGTTTATTGAACGCCCAAGCATGCCAGTACGAGAATAACGACTTGCTGGAGGCGGAGCGGGATATGGCGGAACTTGGCTGTGAACGTACTTGACAGCTTTATCGGTAGTTTGCTTGAGAGTCTTTTGAATCTCAGCACCAGTCATACCCTTGAGCCGCGCATTCAAGGAGTCCAAGCCCTTAATCGTGAAGGTTGTATTATCCGCCATCTTATAACCTGCTTACCACGGGCTGTATATAGCAACGGCAATTGACGTGGGCAGCGGGCGCTTCGTACATCCCGCCCATACCATCGTCAAAATAATCATCAAGTGCAACCTCTTGTCCAGATAGCGCTGAACATGTCGGGCAAGTCATCTCGTCAAAAGCGGTGAACCATTTCTTTTTCTCTACAACACCTGAGCTTTTCCACGTGATAAGATTGGCTTGCCCATAAGCATTGGTGACTTCCGTAACTGCAATGCGTTCGGCTCGCACAGGTCCGAACTCACCTTTCAGGTCATTTATCAGGTCTTTCATTGGCTTGCCGGTATTATTCCACGCCACGACCTTTTCCTGCACCATCCGCTTGGTGGCATCAGTAATCATGGTGATCCGCTCACCTACGAATTGGTCAGCCCATAGATTGACCGCCTCGTTGACTTGTGTCCAAGAGATTGAGATAGGTGAGCCATATCCGAGCAGCTCATTGTACGCACGCCGGCTGGCATCTGTTGTGATACTTCTAAACAATGACCGCAATACCGCTTTCAGCAGCTCGGCTTCGTTGAACCAGAAGTCGGTTGAAAATATCGACTTCTTGCCAGTTTCGTTACTTATCTCCTCAATGACCCTATCGAACTCGTCTTCTAAGAAGTTTGTCAGCTTTTTGATAAATTTACGTTCATCTTCTGTGCGTTTGTCTTTACTCTCAAAATCCTTACCCTCAGGAGCGGGAAGTAATGATTTCTGGGATACGGGCTGGTCATACACGCTGAGCTGCCTGAGCAGCACATCACCGCCGTTAATTACTGGCAGCCCG